ATTAGATGCGGGAGATTGGGAATGGTGTCCTGAACATAAAAATACTGATAGAATGTTTGAATGTACTAAAACCATTACATCTTTTAAAGTAATTGGTGCAATTGATAAGCTTTTAAATATTTATAATAAAAATTAATGGCATATCCTTTATTAAGTAAAACTAATATTTCTTCATCAAACATTATACAAGCCGCCGATGTTTCACAAAGCATTGACGCTTTTACAGGTGTTACTGAATATCAAATCAGAATATCGGGTTCTTTAAGTGTTGTAGGAAGTATAATTGATGGTGGAGCTAATAGTGATGGTAAAAGAGGATTTACAGGCTCATTACAGGGTACTGCTTCTTATGCTATAAGTTCATCTTATGGGTATGCTTATACCGGTTCAAATATTACTTCTGCATCATTTGCTTATAATTCATCATATACCTCTGGAAGTTTACATGGGTTTACTGTTAGATCTAGTAGTGAAAATAATATAGCTGCTTTAGAAACCATAGGAATACTTTCAGGAGCATCTTATATTCGTCAGGGTGATCCAACAAGAACTATAACTTTTTCTCCTGCTCCTTTTCAAGATCCGGCAATTTTAGGAGATAATGTTTGGATAACTATAAGTCAATTTGATAATAGTCAAAATCCATCTAGTGCAGATAGTTATGTTGCTGTTCGCAGTATTAATTCAGGTAGTATAGAATTTCGAACACGTAGAAATAATAATGCTATGAGAGATTTACCTTTTACTTTTATATGTGTTTATCAAACTTCTTAATAAATAATGGCTAATATATTATCAAAAACAGGTATAATTCCTGGAACTGTAGTTCAAGCATCTTATGTTTCACAAAGTATTGATGCTTTTACGGGTATCGTTCCTTATAATCTTTCATTAAATGGGAATTTTAATCTTATAGGAGTTTTAGACACTACCGCTATAGCAGGAGGAAATGGAGGTAGTCTTACGGGTTCATTATCTTCTACTTCTTCATTTGCTATTACATCTTCTTATACTAATACAATAATAACCCCTACTAGTTGGTCATTATATGCTACATCAGCATCATATTCTGAAGGAGTATTAGTTAATAATATTCCTGTTTCTCAAGTATCATCATCTCGACCAAATGTTATAATTGCCGGTACGGGAACTATTTTAACCGATACTAATACTTTTCAATTACAAAGTTCTTTTTTTGTAGGTAAAACTTTAAATAATAATGTTTGGGTAACTTTACTTCAAAGAGCACCTTACCCTTCAGATACTCCATTTTTTGAAAGTACATACGTTATTCCTTTAGACTTAACAGGAAATACATTAACTTTTTCAGTATTATCCGGAAATGCAAGTGCAGATTTAACTTTTGATTTTATAATAACGGTACAAAGATAAACAATGGCAAATATATTAAGTAACTCAGGTATAGTTAATGGTCAACAAATTACAGTTAATGAAATAACTCAAATTATAGATGTTTTTACCGCAACTGTTCCTAGTGATGTTACATTTAGGGGTGAATTTTTTCCTACAGGTAGTACAACTAGAATAATAGCATCTAATGGATTTATAGGTTCATTATTCGGAACAGCTTCAGTTGCTACATCTTCATCAGTATCATTAACTGGTCTTTTAACTTATAATTCAGCATCTTATGCTGTAACATCGTCTGTTTTTACCCCCTTAAAAACAAATACATTTACAGATTCTTTTGGTTATACAACTAATGTAACAACAGGATTAATTTCAGGATATGGTGAAATAACAGCAGGTAATTCATCATCTGTTATTACTGGTTTAACAGAATTAATAGGAAAAGAAATGGATACTACAGGACGTAGCGGTTCTGTTTTTATATCAATGTTTCAAAATAATAGTAGTGGAAATAATTTTGATCCAAATAAAGTTATAGCACCTTATTTTTTATCAAGTTCAAATTTAACATTTCAAACTTTAGGTAGAAATAGTGTAGCTGAATCTGTATCCTTTAATTACATTATTACTTACGTTTAATATTTATAATAAAATAGATTTATGACAACACACGTTTTAACACAAGAAGAGTTACAAGAAATTAAAGATTTTCAAGTAAAAAGACAAACATTAGTACAACAGTTTGGTTCTATTGAAATTAATATTCAAGATTTAAAATTACAAAAACAACAATTAAGTGTTGAATTAAGTAACTTAAAACAATTAGAAACTCAAATAGGTTCTAAATTACAAGACAAATATGGTGAAGGAACCATTGATATAGAAAAGGGAGAATTCACAAGTAACTCCTAGTTTTTTGAATAGTTCTGCAATATTTATAACAAAACTACAAAACTAAATTCATTTAAAACATGGCAGAAACATTAATTTCCCCTGGTGTACTAGCAAGAGAAAATGACCAGTCATTTATTACCCAGAATCCGGTAACTGTTGGCGCAGCTCTTATAGGTCCTACAGTAAAAGGACAGGTAGAAATACCAACAATCGTTACTTCATATAGTGATTATCAACAAAAGTTTGGTACTACATTTACTAGTGCAAGTAATGTTTATACTTATTTTACTTCAATTGCCGCATTTAACTATTTTAACAATGGTGGTGATACATTATTAGTATCAAGAGTTGTAAGTGGTACATTTACAGCAGCACAAGCCTTAGATGGAGCTACAGGTAATCCAACTATTAGTAGTAGTGTTAACTCAGCATCACTTCAATTATCTACATTATCTAAAGGTATAATCATGAACAGCAGTTCAAGTTTAGATACGGCAGGTGCTTTAGCTAGCGGTTCAGCAGATAATGTTAGATGGCAAATTGTTAACTCAAATACCGGTTCAGGTACTTTTGATTTATTAATTCGTCGTGGTAATGATAATACTTTAAATCCTACAGTATTAGAAACATGGACTAACTTATCATTAGATCCATTTGCTCCAAACTATGTATCAAAAGTATTAGGTGATTATGTTCAAAACTATAATTCAACAACAAATCAAATAGAAATATCTGGTTCTTTCCCTAATAGAAGTGCTTATGTACGTGTTTCAAATGTACCTAATCCAACTCCTCAATATTTTGATAACGCAGGTGTTGCAAAAGCAATATATAAAGGATTTATACCAGCAAACGGTAGTGGTTCATTTGGTAATGCTACTGGTAATTTATTTACAAATGGTTCTACAGCATTTTACAATCAAATTACATCAGCAACTCCTGTAAATAATGTACAAGGTATTCCAAGTGCAAGCTATGATAACATGATTGCTTTAATGGCTAATCAAGATGATTATAGATTCAACGTATTATTAGCACCTGGTTTGTTTAATAATTTACAAACTTCTCAATGTACTAGTATTATTAATAATACTCAAAATAGAGGAGATAATATATTTGTTTTAGACCTAGTAGCATATAATGGTTTAATAGCAGATGCAACTACACAAGCACAATCAAGAAATACTTCATACGCCGCTTCATATTGGCCTTGGGTACAAACACAAGATCCAGATTCAGGACAAAATGTTTGGGTACCAGCTTCAACAATGATTGGTGGTGTTTATGCTTTCAATGATACCGTTGCAGAACCTTGGTTCGCACCAGCAGGTATTAATAGAGGTGGTTTAAGCACAGTAATCAGAGCAGCACAAAAATTATCACAATCAAATAGAGATACATTATACACAGGTAAAGTTAACCCAATCGCTACTTTCCCAGGAACTGGAGTTGTAGTATACGGTCAGAAAACATTACAAACAGCAGCTTCTGCTCTTGATCGTGTTAATGTTCGTCGTTTGTTAATTGCTCTTAAATCTTATATTTCTCAAGTTGCTCAAAACTTGGTATTTGAACAAAATACAATCGCTACAAGAAATCAATTCTTAAGCCAAGTTAACCCATACTTAGAAAGTGTTCAACAACGTCAAGGTTTATACGCATTTAGAGTAATTATGGATGATTCAAATAATACTCCTGATGTAATTGATAGAAACGAGTTAATTGGTCAAATTTATATCCAACCAACTAAAACTGCAGAATTCATTTACTTAGATTTCAACATTTTACCAACTGGAGCTACTTTCCCTGCTTAAGGGAAGGTAGTTACCTTTTATAACTCACTAATATTTATAACAAGAAATAAATAAAACAAAACATGGCAGTATTAGATCCAAACGAAATATTTTTTACCGCGTTTGAACCGAAGCAAGCGAATAGATTTATCATGTACATTGATGGTATCCCTTCGTATGAAATTAAAGGTGTAGGTGCGGTTACATTAACTCAAGGTACAGTTGCTTTAAATCACATTAACGTTCAACGTTTTGTAAAAGGCAAATCAACTTGGGGACAAATCCAATTCACATTATTCGATCCAATCACTCCATCAGGCGCTCAAGCTGTAATGGAATGGGTACGTTTACACCACGAATCAGTAACTGGTCGCGATGGTTATTCTGACTTCTATAAGAAAGATTTAACATTCGACGTATTAGGCCCTGTAGGTGATATTGTATCAGAATGGATTATTAAAGGCGCTTTGATTACTGAAGCAAACTTTGGTGATTACAATTGGGATACAGAAAATACAGCAGTTAATATTACAATGACAGTACAACCTGACTACTGTGTATTAAACTTCTAAGAAATAATAAAACAAATACAAGAAAGCTCGCATTTTTTGCGAGCTTCCTTTATTTTCATATATTTATATACGACAACAAAATGTTATTAAAAATTAATTTATGGAAGAAAACAAATTTAAATTCCCCACAGAGATGGTGGAATTACCTTCAAAAGGTTTAATTTACCCTAAAGACAATCCTTTATCAAGTGGTACTATTGAAATGAAGTACATGACTGCTAAAGAAGAAGATATCTTAACTAATCAAAACTATATTAAACAAGGTATTGTTTTAGAAAAACTATTAAAATCACTTATTGTTTCTAAAATAGATTACGATGATTTGATTGTAGGTGATAAAAATATGGTAATGGTAGCGGCACGTATTTTAGGATATGGTAAAGATTATTCTTTTAAATTAGGTGATGAAACTATAACTGTGGATTTAACTGATTGCCCTACTCGTTATTTAGACGAGTCTAATTTAATTGAACCTCATGTGAATTCATTCGAATATACATTCCCTTCATCAGGTAATAAAATTACGTATAAATTATTAAATAATAAAGACGAAAAAAATATCCAAGCGGAATTAGAAGGTTTAAAAAAGATTGATAAAAATTCATCAGCTGAATTATCTACTCGTTTAAAATACATGATTACATCGGTTAATGGAAATTCTGATAAAAAAGATATTAGAGAATTTGTTGATAATTTCTTATTAGCTAAAGATTCTAAAAATTTTAGAGATCATTTACGTACTACCCAACCGGATATTGAATTAGTTAGTAAATATACTAATGCAGAAGGTGTTAAGGAGGACATCAATATACCAGTAACAGTTAGCTTTTTTTGGCCTGACTCCGGAATATAGATTCCATTTATTTAAAATAATACATGATATTTGTTACCATGGTAATGGTGGGTATAATTATGATATAGTGTATAATATGCCTATATGGTTACGAAAATTAACATATAATTTTATAGTAGAACAAAAACAACAAGAATCAGAAGCATACAAACCTAAAGCAAAACAAGGAACACAGCAAATAGACATGGCTAATCCGGATAAAGCTAAACAAATAATGAAGCAATCCAATGAGTTTGCATATAAAACAAAGGCATCAAAAAAATGATGCCTTTAAATATTTATAACAAATATTTTATATAAATGGCTAATAATAGCAAAGATATTAAAAAAGAAGTAGAACAAGATATTAAAGACATAGCTTCCATTACGGAAGTTGCGTTTAGAACTATTACTGATTCTATTAAAGATTTATTTGATGATGCTTTAACTAGTGGTCAAAGTATTATTAAGACGGTATCTAAAGATATGCAAAAAAGTCTTAATTCATTAGTTAAAGATTCTAATAATCTTGTTATTAACCAATCTAGAATTAATAAAGGATTATACACTCAAAAAGATATTAGTAAACAATTACTAGCTAACGAAGATAAATTATATAAATTAGAATTACAACATACTGCTGCTTTAAAAACAATTGAAGAAGATACTCTTCTTACCGAGCAGGAAAAAATGGAGTTAATTAAAGGTATTAACCGAGAATATAGTAAAGCCTTAGATTATAATCATTTATTTACCGATCAACTCCATCAACAATCCGAACAATTAGGAGAAGTAGAAAAAACTATGGGTAATGTAGGTACATTAGCCGAAGGTCTTAGTAAAGGTTTACAAAAAGCAGGTTTAGGAGCTTTAGATACTAGATTAGGTATAGGAGATGCTTTAGCTAATACAAGACAAATGGTTGTTGAAAGTAAAGGTACTGCTACTAACTTAGATGCTTCTAAACATTTTGCAAAACAATTAGGTTCTAATCTTTTTAAAGCTATCGATCCTACAACTTTAATAGTTGCAGGTATAAAAGAATTAGTAGATACGTTTAAATTAGTAGATAATAGTGTAGGTGATACAGCTAAAAAATTTAATTTAACTTATACTGAAGCTTTAAATGTAAATGAAGAATTAACACGAACAGCTAATTTATCAAATGATGCTGCTGTAACTACTGAAAAGTTACGCAAAACTATGATTGCTGTAGGAAGTGCTTTAGGTTCAAATGCTGTATTAAATGAAAAAGATTTAACAACATTTACTAAATTAACAGAACAAGCAGGATACCAGACTGATGAATTAATGGAAATTCAAAAGTTATCTTTATCTCAAGGAAAATCATTAGAAGATAATACTAAAGAAATTTTAGGAGGTGCTCAAGCATATGCGGCTCAAAATAAATTAGTTGTAAATGAAAAAGAAGTATTAAAAGAAGTTAATAAAGCAGGAGCTTCAATAAAATTATCTTTAAAAGGTAGTGCCGATGAATTAGCAAGATCTGTAGTACAAGCAAAACAATTTGGTTTAAATTTAGAACAAGCCGATAAAATTTCTTCATCATTATTAGATTTTGAATCTTCAATATCTAATGAATTAGATGCGGAATTAATGACGGGTAAAAATTTAAATCTAGAAACAGCAAGACAATTAGCGTTAAATAATGATATAGCAGGAGCAGCGGCTGAAGTAGCAAAACAAGTAGGTAATTCTGAACAATTTGGAAAAATGAATAGGCTTCAACAAGAAGCAATTGCTAAAGCAGCCGGTTTAACTAGAGATGAATTAGCTCAATCTATAATGGATAGAGAAGCATTAGTTAAACTATCAGATGTAGAAGGTAAAGATGCAAAAGAAAAATTTGATAATTTAGTTAAACAGGTAGGAATGGAAGAAGCTAAAAAACGTTTAGGTAATGAACAATTAGCTAACCAATTCCAACAACAAAGTATTCAAGAACGTTTTACTCAAGGTATAGATAAACTTAAAGATTTATTCGTTGGATTAATTGAACCAGTTTTAGCTATAGTAGAACCATTAGTAAAATTAGTTGAAGTAGTCCTACCAGCGATAAACGTGTTATTATCACCATTAATTGAAGGTTTTTCATTATTAGGAGATTTAGTGACTTCGTTTGTTAATGGTTTAAAAGAAGGTAATCCACTAGCTATAGGATTAGCAGGTGCTTTAGGACTTGTAGCTTCTAAAGCAATAATAGGCGCTGTAGGTGCTATATTTCAATCATTAGCACAAATTCCATTTGGTGTTGGTCTTCTTTTAGCCGGAACAGCAGTTGCTGGTTTATTTAGTTTAATAGGTAAAGCCCAACAAGTAAAAGACGTTGTATCTCCAGCAAATGGTAAAACTCAAATATCAACAAAAGAAGGAGGATTACTTGAATTAAGTCCAAATGATGATTTATTAGCCGCACCGGGGATAGCCTCTGCAAGAAATGGTGGAGGAGGTGGTGGATCTTCAGCTATGATAGATATAGGACCTATGGTAGAACGTTTAAGTGCTGTAGAAAATGTGTTGATACAAATATTAAAAAAAGAAGGCACAATAACCTTAGATGGTACAAAAATGGGTACTGCTATGGCTGTTGGTTCATATAAAATTCAATAATTAAATATTTATAATAAAAATAACAAACTATGGGATTATTAGACAAATTAACAAAAGACGGTTCAACCTTATCTCAATTTGATGGTGCACAACCACCAGTTTATGATGGTGTGTCACAATATCAACAAGATTTAGCAGTATCACAACTAGATTTAGATGGTAAAGAGCCCGCTAAATATGATCAGGTTAGCGCTTATCAAAAAAGTTTAGCATTATCACAGTTAGATTTAGACGGTAAAGAACCAGCTAAATATGATCAAGTAAGTGCTTATCAAAAAAGCTTAGCAGTATCACAACTAGATTTAGATGGAGGTAATCCATTACCATACTTAAATAACTTACCTAAATAAAATGGGTTTAAAAGATTTACTTACTAATCCACCCCAAAATTTTAAATATTACGTAGGAGGTCAAGGATATACCGGAAACGGCTCCACACCAAATATGTTAAATTTAAGATATGGAAATGACACCTTAGGTGGTGGAAATAGTAATCAACCTTACATACAAACATCTATACCTACGGGTTTTAACGGTTTACAAAATTCAACAAGCGATTTTATTTTAAGAGGCGGTATGTTAGCCGCTCAAGACTCGGTAACCGATGTTAGGCGCCTTGGTAAAATGTTTACTGATACAAAGTCACCTAATGGTTTACTTTTTATTGCTAAACAACAAGTATTATCTCGTGTAGCCGTTCGTACTCAAGCATCAACCGGTCTTTTAAATGAAGGTACATATACTCCTTTATCAACATTAGCTCAAGCGGGTTTAGTTGCTTTTGGAGGACATTTAAATAAACAAGGATTAAACCCATTTGCTGGTGCCGGATCTAATGGATACTTCCGAGGTTCATATTTACAAGCAATAAAACCTCAATTATTAGAAGAACTTTCTGAAGGTAATCCTAATTTTAAAAATAGATTAATTCAATTATTTGGTATTAAAGAAGTAAATCCAACTCAATTAGAAATACCTACATTTTTTAGAATTGGAAATACTAATAATATATCTAATAATGAGATTAATGTTTTATCTTATCCTGGAGGACCTGGATCTATTTTAGGGGTTGGAAAAACAAATATTAAATTTGCTTCTTCTAATTTAGGAGGCCCATTACGAACACTTTACAATCCAGTTGGAAAAAATCCATTAAATAATTATGGTAATGCTAATTTTTTAGTTACGGGATATGATGGTTTTACTGTATCGGTTTCTTCTCCTTCACCTCCCTTAGAAGCAACACAAGTAGGTACAACTACTAGAACCTCAGAATTAGGAGCAGAACAAGTAACAGCTACCGGAGGTGAACAAATTTTAACTGCTAAACAAACAGTTACAGAATCTGATTTTTATAGTAATGGTGTACGTAATAATCCTTCGTATACTGCTAAAATAAAAGATTTTAGGACAAGTTTAAGAGGTTTACTAAATGGTAAATCTACTATTATGTCTAATTCTCCTAATTATAAAAATGAAAATCTTGAAATAAGAACAAGTATTGGGGGTACAAAAACAAAGCAAGGTCCAGGTTACCGAGCTCAAAAAAATCTAATATCATATACATCAGGCTCAGGAATTGGTCCTATAGATAGAATCAATGCTTTACCTATATATAGAAGTGAATATGTTGATACTAATCAACCAGTAAATGACCTTGTAAAATTTAGAATAGCAGCTATAGATAATAAAAATCCTACTATAAAAGATTTTATTCATTTTAGAGCATTTTTAGATTCATTTTCTGATAACTACAGTGCAGATTGGGGTACAGTAAACTATTTAGGTAGAGGTGAAAATTTTTATACATATAAAGGTTTTAATAGAAGTATATCAATGGGTTGGACCGTAGCGGCTCAATCTAAAGAAGAAATTATGATAATGTATAAAAAATTAAATTTTTTAGCATCTAATCTAGCACCAAGCTATACTTCTAAAGGTTATATGACTGGTAATTTAGTTCAACTAACAGTAGGAGGATATTTATACGAACAGGTTGGTTTTATAACAGGTCTTACGTATGATGTACCTATGGAATCACCTTGGGAAATTGGTATAGATGATGAAGGAAATAGTGATCCTACGGTTAAAGAAGTACCACATATTATTAAAGTAACAGGATTTAATTTTGTACCAATTCAAGAATTTATTCCATCAAAACAAACTTTAGATGGGTTTACAGTAGATACTAAATCACCTCCTAGAGATATTTCAAACTCTCAAGGATTTGCAACTTTGTATGGCAGTCAAAGATTTATTTCTTTATCTACAGCAGGACAAACAGCAACCCAATACAATAATTATGATAATCCTACAGGAGAAGGTGTGTAAAAATAATTAAAAATGAATAGATATCAACAAATACCTCAAACAAATATAAATGGTCGAACAGTTTATAGAACTTCTCGTTATCCTGAAATTCCTTTAAGCTCAGAAGATATTTATGTTTATACTGTTCAAGGTGATAGATTTGATATACTAGCAAATCAATATTATGGAGATAGTTCATTATGGTGGGTTATATCAATAGCAAACACGGCAACTGCTGGTACTTCTAGTCCTGCTGATTTACCTCAAAATACATTAGTTATACCCGAAGGAATACAAATCAGAATACCCGCAGCACCCCAAGCAGTAGTAAGTGCATTTAAATTAATAAACCAATAAAATAATAAGTTATGAGTAATATAGTAGGTGAAGGCTTTCCAAAAGAAATAATAGATCAAATTAATCTAAGACAACAAAAAAAAGGATCATATGTTAGAAATAATCAAAATCTAGCATGGATGAATTCTAATACGGGATGGGTTAAGATGGTATCATCAGTTAATGTTAATCCTGAACGTTTTACATTTGTTAACTCACCTTTTGGAGGTAATAGTAGTAAACTTAATAATACATTAGCTAAAGAATATGTTTTATTTGGAGGTGTTTCAAATGAAACTAATACTAAAACTACAGATGCAACTCCTAGATCAGGAATAGCAAGAGATAAATCTATATTTAATAATAATGCTTATGGTTTAGGAGGTTTAGAATATGGTGGGTTGAAACCAATGCCCGGTATTACTTCATTTAGTATAAAAACAGAAACAAGAGGTTCATTAAAAACCGCTACTATTGGTATTAAAGCATATAATAGATATCAATTTGATATTATAAGTACACTATACATGAGCTTAGGATATTCAGTTTTACTTGAATGGGGAAATACAATGTATTGGGAAAATGATAAAACACTTATAACAAATAACCAATATAGTTTAACTGATGAATTTTTAGGAGATACTAATGGAAATGTTACTGCGGAATATAAATGGGATAAAATATTACCAAAAATTCAAGAAAAAAGAATAGCATCAAAAGGTAATTATGATGCGGCTTTAGGTAAAGTAGTAAATTTTACTTGGAGTGTTGATAGAGATTTAAGTTATAATATTACTGTAACTGTAAGAACTATAGGAGATATAATTGAATCTCTTAAAATAAATGCTATAAATGGAAGTGTAAATGTTAATCTTGATGATGCCGAAAGAGTAGCATCGGGATCAACAGCAGATTTAAATCCACAAGAAAAAATAGCCAATTATGCTTTTTCAAGTGATATAGGAAAATTACTTTATCAAACCCAAGTAGCACTTAATAGTAGTAATGCTACTGAAATATCTGATTATAAAGCATATTATATTACTGATCCAAATGATACTAGTAATAGAATAGCAGTTAAACAAATATTTGATGGTGATCATGATGATGAATATTATATCCAATTTGGATATTTTTTAAAATTACTTCAAAGATAT